TTGGTTGGGCTAGAGTTTCCACTTCAACTTCTATAACAATTGGTGCTGCAGGTACTGCAGGTACAACTGGTGGTACTGGTGGAACTTCTTATATTGGTGGCCTTGCTGCAGGAGGTGGTGGCGGTGGTGCAACCAGCACGACTGCGCCTCTTGCTGGAGTATTAGGTGGCGGAGGTGGCGGTGCTGCAACAGGTACTGTTCCTGCAGCTAGTACATCTTTTTACGGAAGTTCTGGTGGTGCATCTGTTGGTGCATTTGGAGCTGCTGGTGCTGGAGGTAACTCTACAACTGCTGGTGGTGCTGGTATTTCTGGTGGTGGAGGTGGCGGTAGTGGAACAAATGGTTTCAAGGGAGGTTCTGGCTCTATGACTGGTGGAGGCGGCGGTAATGGTGCCACTAATGGTGCTGTGGGTGGTGCTGGGGTTTTTGCTGGTGGGTCTCCAGGAACTAAAGCAGGTGGAGGTGGAGGAGGAGTACTGGCTGTCGGAAATAATGGTTCAGGAGTTACTGCTGGGTCTGGTGGGTCTGGTGGTGGTGGCGGTGGCGCTGGTGGAACACCAGGAGCTGGAGGCGATGGATGTATACTTCTCTATTACTAAGAAAGGAAAAATAAATGGCAACATTTGCAATTATGGGCGGTAACGTTGTAAGCAACGTTATTGTCGCAGATACCTTAGAAGATGCCCAAGTATTGGGCACTGCTATTGAGTACACTACAGAAAATCCAGCAGGTATTGGCTGGACTTATGATGAATCAACTGGTCGCTTTACTGCGCCAATAGTGGAGGAAGAAAATGCCTAGATACGAATACAAGTGCGACACATGTAGTCGTGGCTACATTGAACAACGTACTGCAGAAGAACCACATTACGTCACTGACTGCGAATGCGGCGGTAAGTTTGTTGCGGTAGAATAACCGCATGACTCTTGATTTTCCCTCCTCTCCCAATCCAGGAGATGTCTACACCCTTGGGTCTAGAACTTGGACTTGGACTGGGAGTGGTTGGCAAGCAACGCCTTCTTCTGTAGGACCACAAGGAATTCAAGGAACCCAAGGAACTCAAGGCGTTCAAGGAGTCCAAGGTACTTTTGGTCCTGCAACAATTCCGCAAAATTCAAAGTCTTCTTCCTACACGTTAGACATTACTGATAATGGAAAATTCATCGATATAACTACTGGTGGAGTCACTATTCCTAGTGGAGTTTTTAGCGCTGGGCAAAACGTTGTTATTTATAATAACTCTTCTTTAAACCAATCTATTACTCAAGGTACTTCTGCCACAGTGTACTATGCGGGTACCACTAACACTGGTGATAGGGTTTTAGCAGGGCGCGGAGTGTGCACAGTTCTGTGTGTTGCAACAAATACGTTCCTTATTTCTGGCGCAGGTTTATCGTAATATGACAATCCCTTCCATGATGCTGGGAGCGGCAAACAAGGTAGAAAAATTCACTTACATAGGGTCTAGCTCATCTATTGTTTCAACATTAACAATACCTGCTACTGCAAGAGAAGGCGATGTAGCAATACTTTTTGATAAAGCGGTTAACATTAACTCTCCAATACCTACTGCAGTTAACCCTTCTGGCTGGACTCAACTTGCAACTACATCTGCTGGAAGTTTTTCTCTTAACTATGTAAGAGTTATTTTATCCGTAAAAATTCTTGCTGCAGCAGATATAGGGACCACCTTAACTTTAATGACAAACATTACAGGTTCGTTAGACAAAGCTATTTACATATTTAGACCAAATTTTCCTATTAAGACTTTATCAAGCAGCACAATTACCGTTGGTGCATATAACAGTTCAGTAAATAATCAAACTGTGACAGTAACTACGGCAGCAGGTTTAGGACGTAAAAAACCTTATTTAATGTTCTTTATGATGATTTCTAACAGTAGTTCTATTACAACAAAAACTACTACAGGATTTTCACCAATTAATGAAGTAGCTAATAGAACTAACTATTTTAGATACGGGTTAATAAATGATGGAACTACCGCTGTTGATACTGTGGGTAGCTTTGCTGGTTCTGGTAACGAAGCTATGTTTTCTGGATACTTATACACTTCCTAGTCTGTTAGGATACCTGCATGAATCTGGTACAAAAATCGGTACAACATGGGGGCAAATTAGCTCCTCTTGTTATTGAAAAGGGCCTTACCTCTGGTACAGGCTTAATGAACCCATCCATCTTTGTGGATGATGATGGCGATATTTTAGTTAATTTGCGCCATGTTAATTACACTCTTTATCATTCAGAAAACACTCAACAGTTTCCGTCTAGATGGGGACCACTGTCTTATCTTCACCCAGAAAAAGACCAACGCCTTGTGACAGAAAACTATGTGATGCGTCTTAACTCTGAGTTAGAGGTAACTGACCATGCAAGCGTAGAGATGTTAAACCTGCACACACCTATATGGGAGTTTGTTGGACTAGAAGATGCTCGTCTTGTTCAGTGGGAAGGTAAGTATTACCTAATTGGTGTACGCCGTGATACCACTACAAACGGTGAGGGTCGTATGGAGTACTCTCGTATCGCAATTGAAAAGAAATCTTGGAAAGTTACTGAAACAAAAAGAACTCGTATTCCTGCACCAGACCCTAACATCTCATACTGTGAAAAAAATTGGGTTCCTGTTTTAGATAGGCCGTACCACTTTATTAAGTGGACCTCCCCTGTTGAGGTTGTTAAGGCTGACCCTGTTTTGCCTAAATGTGACCAAGTGTCTGTAAGACAAGGGATTGTTCCACCTAAAGACCAACGTGGTGGTTCTCAGCTTGTGCGTTGGGGAAATGTGTACATCTCTATTTCACATGATGTAGTTCTGTTTAAAAACTATTTAAACCAAAAAGATGGAATCTATCGCCACCGTTTATGCGTGTGGGACGACCAGTTAAACTTAGTTGGATTAAGCAAAGAGTTTTCATTTATTGATGCTCGCATTGAGTTTTGTGCTGGTGCTGCGGTTCACAACGGAGACTTACTTATCTCATTTGGATTCCAAGATAATGCCGCATTTGTATTACGAACACCTAAGCTTGTTGTAGAAGACTTAATAATGGAGGCTTTGGCATATGAAAATTGAAGAGTTAGTAATACGGCTATCCGAGGACCCGTTTAATCCCCAATATAACTTTGATTGCGCCGTTGAGTACGAGCGCATAAACCAAACTGCATCTGCTGTTTCTTTCTATTTGCGTGCTGCTGAGTACGGAGTTAACCAACAGCCACTAATCGTCTACGCGTCCTTGTTAAAAATGGCGCATTGTTTTGAGGACCAAAAAGACAGAACACATACGGTCACTAACTGCTTACTACAAGCAATTGACGTCATACCAAATAGACCAGAAGCTTACTTTCTTCTGTCTCAGTATTACGAACGACAAGGTAATTGGCAAGAGTGCTATACCTGGGCAAAGGTTGGTTTGTTCCACTTAGATGTACATGTCCCATTGCCAACAGACGTTGGATACCCAGGCAGCTACTGTCTAGAGTTTGAACAAGCTGTAAGCGCTTGGTGGATTGGTCGTAAAGAAGAAAGCAAACGTCTTTTTAGTATTCTTTTGAACGAAAGAAAAGTTACTACTCAGTATGAACAGGTAATCAAAAGCAACATAAAGATGATTGAAGACAAAGATGCTTCTGTTTGATATCGGAGCTAACAAAGGGGATGCTGTACTAGCAGGGCTAAAGAAGGGTTACAAGGTTGTTGCTTTAGAAGCTGCTCCTAAAGTCTATGGTCAACTTGTCTCTAACTTTATCTATAACCCTAATGTTATCCCTTTACGTTTTGCCGTTTCTGAAACAAATAATGAGCGCATTGAATTTTACGAAGCGGAAGAAGATGGGCTTTCTTCTTTAGAAAAGACTTGGTTAACAGACCCGTCTATGCCATACAACGGTAAACCGTTTAGAACAGTACAAGCAGTAACTTGTACTATCGATTGGTTAGCAGATACCTATGGAGAACCTGACCTAATTAAGATAGATGTAGAAGGAGCTGAGTGGCAGGTGCTACGAGGTATGACAAAGTATTACGGAAAGTTAGCTTTTGAGTGGACCCTTGAAACGCTATCCCAACACGAAAAACAATTAAATTACCTGTACTCATTGGGGTATAGAGATGTGGCTCCTCAGTACATTGAAAACCACTTAGACGAACCTACTGAATGGTTTGGGTTATCCGAGGACAACACAAACAAGCTATTAGCTTGGCATCAAGACAATAGCGATGCTTGGATAGATGGTGGTTGGACAAAAGCCAATCTACGCCCTACGGCAGATGTCGGAATGCTTTGGGTGCGTTAAGCCTTACAAGTTAGGTATTCAAAGGGGATAATCTACCTAACCTACGAAAGGCAGTAACTAATGGCTGTAACTTCCAAGGTGCTATACAGAGGCTATCCTCTGCTGGGTACTGCACCTACCCGTTTCACCGTAACTAATAAGGTTTTAACATCTAACCTTGCTACTATCACTACGGGTTCATCCCACGGTATTACACAAACTGGAACTCTTGTAACTTTGGCTGGTGTTGACTCAACTCTTGACGGCACATACGCTATAGCTTCCGCATCAGGTACTTCTATTACTTTTGTAAAGACAACAGCAAACATTCCTACAGCTGCAGTATCTCCTGTCGGTATTGCTACAATTTCAGTATTTCCTACCGCCTTTTCTGGCGCATCAGTTACAAATAAAGTAATTCAAAACTACGTTGCTACGCTTACCTCTGCATCCCACGGATTAGCTGTCAATGACATTGTAGCTGTAACAATTGGTGATTCTATCTACGACACCTTGTCAGCCCAAGTAATCGCTGTTCCTAGCGCAAACACTTTTTGTTACTTAGTAACAACCCAAACAGCAGCAACAACAACCGTTACTCAAGGTGCATTTGGAAAAGTTCCACCGCTATATACAGCTCCATCTTCAACAACCGCTGTGGCTACAAACGTAGCAGTGGCAAACCCAACTGCTAACTCTTCAACTTTTGGAGTTATTCTAGATGGTATTTCTTTGCTATCAAATGCTCCTCTTGGACCTGTAAGCAATACTGATTTTGACATTAAGCAACCTGTGGCAACTACCAAAGTAATCCATGGACTTGCCTCATCTCAATACACAACCATGCACATTAGCGGAGTGGAAATCGTCTAATATGTCACAAGCATTTTTCCCGTCTTCAACCTTACTGGGGTTTAACTACCAAACAGGTACGGCCTATACTGTTGTAGCAACGGACAGAGACAAAATGGTGGAGTTAGCTAACGCAAGTGCTATAACGCTAACGGTTCCAACCAATGCTGCTGCTCCAATGCCTATAGGAAGTCAGATAAATATTATTCAAACACTTGCAGGACAGGTAACTGTTGCTGGCGCATCTGGCGTTACAGTTAATGCAACTCCAGGATTAAAATTAAGAGCACAATGGTCTTCCGCTACTTTGGTAAAACGCGGAACGGACTCTTGGATTCTTATAGGAGACATCACTTCCTAATGAGAATTTTAGGAATTATTGCATCTGTTCAAAAAGGGTTTTCTACTTTTTTTGATACATTTACTTCTGGGTTTATTTCTGGTTGGAGTTCAGTACGTTCTGGTTGGACTGCTGCTTCTGGTACAGCTACAGCATCTACTACCGACTACCCCATCTCAGTTGTAACAATGTCTAAAGAAAATGTTACTTCTCAAATAGTAAATGACACAGCAAATTCTGGTGCAGGAATTTCTTTATGGGTACAAGATTCAAACAATTGGTTTGGTGTAGCAAGCAAACAAACAGATACCTACAGTACATATTACTATAACTGTAGCTGCACTCCATACAGCTATAGTTGTAACTGCGTTACTAGCTTTTCCTCTTGTAACTGTGTAACAAATGGTCCATTTGCAGCTGGTTGCACAACTTCTGGTCCATATTTAGGTTATTTAGCTATTAACAACACCTACTACTATTATTACACAGATTCTTGCTCTTACTATTACTACACCCAAACTTGCGATACTTGTAGTACTCAAACTTGCCAAACTTGTACAGGGTATAGTTGTTCGACTTGTGCTGGTACTTCTACAACTAATAACTACTATTTAAAACTTTATAGGTCTGTAGCGGGAACAGTGAGTGAATTAACATCTGTTACCTTATCTGCAGTAGCAAAAAGCATAAGAGTTATAACTAACGGTTTGGGGATTACTGGAAGGGCTTATAGCGATAATAACTTTGCTAGCCAGACTGGTTCGGACTTAACTTACACAGCAACAGGTGCTACAACATCAAAACTACACGGTATACTCGTAGCACCATCAACCCAAAACCAAAGTACAACGATTGATAGTTTTCAATCTACTACCAACTAACAAGGAGAAAGAATAATGGAACAGATTCCACCATTAGAAGCTGTAGGGTCAAGCAATCCGCCTATTCCTGCCAGCAATAAGTACAAACTTGCTTTTGTACTAGACGGAGTTGTAGTAACTACCGTTCTTACAGATGCTAGAAGTGCAGCAATTTTTACTAGTTCACCTACAGTAGTTCAAATTGAACCTACTGACCCAATTACTGAGGGATGGACTTACGACGGAAATGGTTTTTCTGACCCAGCTGCTGTATAGTCTTAGGTATGAAAAAGTTTGAATTTATACCTAATCCAGACGTTAACCCAAAACACGCAAAACCAACTGCTATAAAAAAATTAGTTCCAGATTGGTATAAAAAGGGAGAACTTTATTGGAAGCAAGATGGACAAGAAATTCCTGGTTTAAAAGCTTGTCTCCCTTTTTTAGATGTAATGATAATTGGATATGCGTTAACTACTCCAGTTGATGTTTACGTTTCTGAAGAAGAAAACGGAAGTATTTCGTTAAAGTGGGATACTTCTTTACATCCACAAGAGGTTGTTAGAGAACGTAAAGGTGAAATTGGCCAAACAATTCCTAGACCAGCAGGTCATAGGGAAAATCATTTAATTTGGAATTCTTCTTGGGGTTGGAAAGTACCAAAAGGTTACAGTGTTCTTGTAACACATCCTTTAAATAGAAGTGAACTACCTTTTACCACACTTTCTGCACTAGTAGACAGTGACAAATACGTTTCTTGGGGAAATATACCGTTCTTCATTAAAGAAGACTTTGTTGGAGTAATTCCCGCAGGAACCCCATACGCACAGTTGATTCCAATAAAAAGAGGTAAATGGGTTTACGTTGAAAATTGGCTGTTAACTAAAACTGCATTAGCTCAAGGTGCATTAATGCGTTCTGGAAAACAAATGTATAAAAAACTGTTTAGAGCAGTAAAAGAACTTTAAATGGATAAAAAAAGACCTTCTAGACCTTGGGATATTTTTAACGAAAAGTTTAAAAAAATAGAAAAAGAAGTAGTTACAGAACGTTTAGCATTTTGTACTAGTTGCCCTGAGTTAATAAAACTTACCAGTATGTGCAAAAAATGTGGCTGTCATATGCCCACTAAAGTAAAGTTAGCAAATTCCTTTTGCCCTATAGGAAAATGGGATAGCATTGATATTGACATCTCAAGCACTAACGACACCCCTTAGTCGAGCAACTCTAGATAAACCCATCCTTTAATACTGACAGCTTTTGACCGCTCTTGGATACTTAGACTCTGACTAAGAGATTTAGGAAACCTTAATGCGCGGTAGCAAGGTACAGGGTAGATTCAAAATAGACTATGAAACCTTGTCTATGGATGAAGGAATTGTAGACGAGCTTCGTGACCCAGTAGGTACCGCTGTTAACTGGTGGCTATGGGATGCTTCTGCTTTAGCAGAAGATTACGAAAACTGGGTAGACCCAATTTATGACGTTTCAAACCAAACAGATGGTAAAGGTCGTCGTTGGAATGACCCATTTGAAGTCCCTGTAATTATGGCGCAACAAATCCGTGGTACCAACGTTATGAACGAACGCGGTTTCTACACCGTAGATACTCTAAGAATAGTTATAGCCGTAGCTGACGTAAACAGGCTTCTTCCAGCATTAATAAACGACCCTAACGTTCACATAAAAGACCGTGTTGTATTCCAGGGAGAAGTTTTTGTTCCAACTAGAGTTTTACCTCGCGGTCGCTATAAAGAACGCTATTCTGTAGTTACCCTTGACTGCAACCAGGTAAACCCAGAAGAACTGGTTAATGACCCTCAGTTCCAGTCCTATGCCAACTAGGAGACAAAATGACAGAAGACTTTGAACCAGAATTAGATGTAAAACTTTTTGAAGTTGATATTGAAGACGAAGAGATAGCAGAGTTAGAAGAGTACGTGTTCGATGAAGAAACCCTAGACGAAGATGATTGGGAAGATAGCTAATGACATCAAAAACACCAAAGCCAGTAAAAGGTAAAGGCAAAGTAGAAAAAGTAATGAAAGAATACAAAGCTGGAAAACTTCATACTGGAAAACCTGGACCAGGTAAAGGCGGAGTTGTAAAATCTAAGAAACAAGCTGTTGCTATTGCCCTTAGTGAACAACGCAAGGTAAACAAGAAGAAGTAATGAATATTAAGCACGTAACAAAATTAACACCAGCACCATTGGCCTATCCAAATGGAGGAGGACTAAAAAGCATGTCTACAGCACCTAAATCACAAAAGCTAGAGATGGAAGCACTTAAAAAGAAGCACGAAGTTGAAATTCAAAAGTTAAAAGAAAAACATTTGTCTTCTAACAAACCTAAACAAGTAAAGGCTAAATAATGTCTAAAACGTTTAAAGCTGATGGAGAAAAACACACTGTTAAAAAGAACAAAAAAGGTGAAATTATAGTTGACCATGCGGGAAATAAAGGTAAATGGGATAAAATAAATCTCACTAAAAAAGCTGGAGCCAAAAACATACAACAAGGTGTAAAGGCTGTAAAAAAATACCACAGGACGACAGGAAAATAAATGGCATCAGAAGCATGGCAAAAGAAATCAGGTAAGAACGCTAAAGGCGGTCTTAATGAAAAGGGACGTAAGTCCTATGAAAAAGCAAACCCAGGTTCAAACTTGAAGGCACCAGTTAAGTCAGGCGATAACCCACGCCGTGCATCTTTTCTTGCACGTATGGGAGGAGCACCAGGACCAGAACGTAAGCCAAATGGAGAACCTACTCGTCTTCTTCTTTCCCTTCAGGCTTGGGGTGCGTCCTCAAAGGCTGATGCTAAGAAGAAAGCTGCAGCAATATCAAAACGTAATAAAGGCAAAAAATAATGGCAAGTAAACCTATTTGGGAAAAGAAAAACCCAAAGAAGAAGTCAACACCTTTGTCCTCTGGGGCAAAAAGTGCTGCCAAGGCTCGTGCTGAAAAAGCGGGTCGTCCCTATCCAAATGCTGTCGATAACATATGGGCAGCAAGACAATCGAAAGGTAAATAACTATGTGTAAATCATGTGGATGTGGCTGTTCAAAGCCTAACTGCAAAGGCGCTTGCAAGAAGAAAAAGGGCGGCAAAAAGTAATGGCTGACAAACTATCCCCAAAGCAAAAAAAGATTGCTGGAGCTGCCAAGCCAACCAACAAGATTACTGGAGAAGATTTTAAGGCTTTGAAGAAAAAGCCTAAAAAGAAAGGCAAGTAATGAAGAAGCCACCTATGAAAGGCAAGTACACAGAGAAATCTGACAAGAAGATGGACTCGTACTTAACCCAAGGCATGTCTCCAAAAGAACGTGCACAGTTTGAAAAGATGGATAAAGCTCACGGTAAAAAGAAAAAACCTAAGACTCTTCAAGAAGACCTAAAAGCTGATACCAAAATCATTAAAAGCATCAAATCTAAAGAAAAAAAGCATGAAGCCAAAAAAGGTAAAAAAGGCGAGAAGGCTGAAGACAAAAGAGAAAAGAAAGAAAAAAAGAAGTAAGTAGTTAGGCCCCTCAAGTAGGGGCCTTTCTTCTATCCTTAGCAGTATCGGGAGTTCGTGCGAACCCTGTGTAGTCCCAACTACTTGCGCTTTATAAGGGGATTTATTCATGCTGTTTTTGCTTACCCAGAAGGTGGCTTAATCATGAAAGAAATCCATGCCTTTCACAGCGCAATAACCAAAGCCAGTCATGAAACATCACGGCTTATGTCTGCACGTCTAAGAGAAGAAGCCCACGCTAGTGGATGGCCTTCTCACGTTGTCAAATCTTTAGGGGTTTCTTATAGCAAAGAAGGATTTCAAACACACGTTCGTGAGGCACACCACGCAGAAGCTTTAGACCACGAATACGGCACCCCTAGCTCTCAACCAAACGCTGCTATTCGGCGCTCAACTAACAGTACTCATGAGGCAGAGCACTTTTTAACCAATAGAATTTATAAACACCTTGAGGGGATGCTATGAGTTTTCTATTAGACGAAGACGAAGCCCTTAGAAATTTACTATTAAACATGGTAGTAACAGACCAAAAATCCGTTACTGAAACAGGCCCACAACGAAAAGTTAACGTTTATTTTGGACAACCTGACCAGGAAATTAGACCACAGTCTTATCCGTATATCACAATAGACATGATTGATATTGCTGAAGATTTTGCTCGTGCTCATCGCGGAAAAGTAAAACCACCGTACATGACCAACCCAAGTAATATGGATTCTATTGACGAAGCTCCACCAACAGAGTATGACTCAGAGCTTCATAGTTGGGATATAAACTATCCTGTACCAGTAAATATTGACTACCAAGTAACAACATACTCGCGTCAACCTCGTCACGATAGAGAGATTTTGGCTCAGTTGTTGTACACCAGACTTCCACTCCGATTTGGAGTTCTTGACACAGGACCAAACACTGTAGAAGGAACTACTCGTCGTTTGGACGTTCTAGATATTGCAAAACGCGATATCACAGAACAAGGAAAGCGTTTATTCGTAAACGCAATTACAGTGCGTGTCTCAAGTGAGATAGCACCAGAAACATACAACAAGATGTACAAAGCGTTACAACTTGACGTCACAGGTACTACTGACAATCCAGTAATTGGACGCGGTCAGTTCACACCAATTTCGTTTACTATATCTGAATAATTCGGAACCCTTACCCAACTAGTTAGGAGAAATCATGGCATATAGCCGCCCAGGTGTTTACATCAGTGAACGCCTACTACCAGCGCCAATCGCTGGAGGAAGTACAGCAAATGCTGCTGGTGCAGTTGTCGGAACATTCGCACAAGGCCCAGAAGCAGTAACACTTGTATCGTCTTGGTATGAATTTACCAAATATTTTGGAGGTTATAACGCCTCTTACCCATCAACTTTTGAAGTTGGAGCATTCTTCAACAACGGTGGTCGTGAACTATACGTAAAACGTGTTCTTCATTCAGATGCTATGGCAGCTTCTGTAGACGTAGTAACAGCTGGAGATGCAGTAGTAGCTACTATTACAGCCAAAAACGCAGGAGCTGATGGAAACAATCTTCGTGTTGTTGTTTCTGCAGGTTCAGTAGCGTCTACTTACACTTTAACTTTGTACAAAGAGTCAGGTGTTCTAGGAGATATAGCTGATGACGTTCTTTTAGAGCGTTATGAAAATGTTGTTTTTGACGATAGTACTTCTAGTGATTTTGCTGAAACTGTAGTAAATACTGTTTCTTCTTACATTACAGTGTCTGATAGTGCATCTGGAACTCCAGTAGCTGCTACTTACCCTTTAATTAGCGGTTCTAATGGAAGCGCAGTTATTGCTAACGATTACACAAACTACAAGGGAACTGACACTAAGGTTTTTGACGAACTTACAGTAATTAACCGTCCATTAGTTTTGTTCCTACCATCTTTAAACAGCCTATCAGCAGACGCTGACCTTGTTTACAACGAAGCAACATCATGGTCAGAATCAAATGATGGATTTGTGGTTATTGAAACCGCAGCAGGTAAAATAGTTTCAGAAGCAATTTCTTTTGCTGGTTCTCTAAACGACTCCTCTAACGCTGCAGTCTATTACCCACACGTTTACATCTCTGACCCACTTGGTCGTGGAGCTGGTGCTCTACGTTTAATTGGACCAGCTGGTTCTGTTGCAGGTCTTTATTTAGCTACTGATGCAAGCCGAGGTGTGTTTAAATCACCAGCTGGTATCGGAAGTGCAATTCAAGGCATTGTTGCTTCAGAACGTGCGTTTACTTCTTCTGAACTCGATAGCATGAACGCAAGCACATCACCTGTTAACCCAATTCGTCAAATTCCTGGCGCTGGTCTTTCAGTTATGGGTGCTCGCACATTGAAACAAGATGGAACCGCAAACAAGTATGTAAACATGCGCCGTTCTCTAATCCACATTAAGAAGAGCCTAAAGAACCTTACAGAGTTTGCTCTTTTTGAAAATAACGATGAACGTCTATGGGGACAACTTCGTAGCACAATCAACGTATTCTTAACTGAATACCGTAACCAGGGCGGACTTCGCGGAACAACTCCAGCGCAGTCATACTTTATCCTATGCGATAGCACAAATAACAGTGCTCAACAAATCGCTAATGGCGAAGTGCACATCCAAGTTGGTGTAGCCCTTCAATACCCAGCAGAGTTCATCGTCATCGACCTCAGCCAAAAGACGCTGAACTAATCCGAAGGAGATAAATAAATGGCAGTAATTAACAATCGGTCAACATTATTGACCGACCCATTACGTAACTTTAGATTCTTAGTTACGTTCCAACCACAGGATGCATCTAACACAACTCTTGCAAAGTTGAAAGATGTAACTCTTGGATTTACATCTGTATCGGGCTTGTCAGTAGCTACTGACTCTATCCCATACCGTGAAGGTGGCTACAACACCACTGTTCACCAGATTCCTGGTCAAACATCTTTCACACCAATTACCCTACAACGTGGAGTTATTCTAAACACCACGGCAAACTGGGATTGGATGAAGAACCTATTTGCAACAGTTGCATCAGGCTCTACAACACGTGGGGTTGACAAAAACTTCCGTTGCGACTTAGAAGTTGTGGTGTTATCACACCCAATTCCTGGTCAAGGAGAAGGAACTCAGACTGCAGCAACAACAGACCATGAAGCAATGCGTTTTAAGATTTATAACGCATGGCCTACATCAGTTGCATACTCAGACCTAAATGCAGGTGACAACGCACTCTTTGTTGAACAAGTAACTCTTGTACACGAAGGTTTCGATGTTAAATGGGCAGCAGACCTAAAAACTTCAGCACCATCATTTAACTAAAGGACTAAAATGACGAATACAATTAATGCAGCGGTTAATCCCGCAATGGCAAACAACTTGATTGAACAAGCTCTGGCTGAAAAGCCAGTCGAACAACCAGTAAAAATAGTTCCTCCTTCGGACACAGTAGTGAACCTTCCTTGCGGCTATATTACAGACGCAGGGGAGGTCATTACCGAAGCAGAAGTTAGAGAACTAAACGGCAATGACGAAGAAGCAATTGCTCGTGCTACTAACCCTGGCAAAGCAATGCTGACTATTCTGCAAAGAGGAACAGTACGTATCGGCAACGAAAAAGCAACTGAAAAGATGCTAGACCAAATGCTCTCTGGTGACAGGGATATGCTGATTCTAGGCATTTTTAAAGCAACCTTTGGTAATGTTTCTGATATTGCTGCTTTTTGCTATAAGTGTGAAGAAGATAAAATAGTGTCTGTTGAGTTAGACAAAGACATCAAAGTTAAAGTTTTAACAGACCCAGTTAACGATAGAGTCTTTACCGTAAAAGGAAAGACTAATACCTACACAGTGAAACTTCCAAATGGGATTGCGCAAAAAGAAATGATGCTAAATCCTGATAAAACAGGAGCAGAATTAAGCACAATTATGTTGGAAAATACTGTTGCACAAATCAACAACTCGCCAGTGTTAAGCAAGCTTCAGATTCAAAATCTAGGCCTTGTTGACCGTCGTAAACTTGTTGAAGAAATTAATAAGAGAATTGCTGGGCCACAGTTTGACACATTAACTGTCACCTGTCCTGACTGTGAAAGTGAGGTAAGTGTTTCCGTTAATTTCGGAACCTTATTTCAATTTTAATTTTATGCCATACGGCAACTTAGTTGCTGAATGGTCAATGTTAGTTACAACCTTTAGGGGTTGGACTCTAACAGAAATAAAAGAAATGTCTTATAGAGATAGAAAGAACTGGCTAGAAATAGCCAACAAGATTAGAAAGGACTGAGTATGGCTAACAAGATGGTGTCTAATGTTCAGTCCTTGTCTAAAGGCGTAGATGACTTAACCAAAAAAGTTAATGCTCTTCATGCGGCTATTGAAAAAGTTAATGGCGTTTCTGTAACAGCTTTAGGTAAGTTTTCTGGGGTTCTTAACCAAGCAGGTGGAACTCGCAATTTAACTAAGGCTGCTACACGTCCTGGTACAGGCGCAGATGGGGCAAACGGCCTTCCTAGCGCAACTGGAGAAAACACAGGCAATCGTATGTCTGGTTCTCTAGGTAAGTTCACTGCTTTTTCAATGAGTGGAAAGGGTCAAGCCTCTTTTGGAATTGCTCAAGGAGTGTTGTCCCTTGCAGCTGGAGGCTACGCTGCAACCCCAGATGTTGGAGCAACTTTAAATAGGTCTCTTGGTTATTACCAAGCAGGGTTAACTACTCCTGGAATAAACCGTGGTAGTTTAGAGCGAGCCACCATGAGGGCTATGGGTGGTGGAATCTCTAGTGTGGGTTCTAGTGCTCAAGTAGCATCTACTCTCTCTGCTTATGGTTACACAGCTGGTAGTTTTAATTATCTACAAGCAGCAGCGCAAGTGGGTGGTGCTTACAAGTATTTAGGAATGAACAACGCTCAAGCAGCTCAGTCAATCGCTGGATTCCAAACAGGCACTATGGGCGCAAATATGTACCAATACGGCATTAGTACATACAACCCACGTACTGGAAAAGAAAAAACACCAGGGCAAATTGCACAAGAGTTAATGAAGCTAATGGGTGGAGGAAAAGCTACTGCTGAACAAGTAAGACAGTCTTTTCAACGAGGCGCATTAGGTGCAAACCTTAAAACAATGGGGTTTGACGAAGGACAACAAAAGATTCTCTTTCAATCAATGGTTGATATTGCTTCTGGGAGAAATCCAGACCTTTCAAAAGCTGCTCCAGGAGCGGGTAATGCCAATACTGCATTAACTTCTGCTGGTCGTATGGCAGCTTCGCAAGAAAGCCTTATGACTAAAGGCGAAAACGCAATGATAAAAGGTTTTGAAAATGCTGCAGATACTGTTGAAGCATTTAACAGAGCACTCTCCAACGTGATTGAACCACTTATGCAACTAAAGGGTTACTTAGGCGGAGTTGGGGGAACCAACGTAGGTAAAGGCGCTAAGTCTGCCATGTCTGGGGTCTTAAACATTGCAAAGAAAGTTGTTGGAGCTGGGTTAATTGCTACTGCTAACCCAGTAGGAGTCGCTGCTGGTTCTGCTTTATTGTTCAGTGGTGGTGGAACTTCTGGATATGGAGCAAAATTTGGTAACCGTGGTGGCGGTGGGCCAATGGCTAAAATTTCTGGAGCTGTTACTGCCCCATACGGCGCACAAGATAGTAATACTTGGGCATCAAGTGGAGGTAAACACACTGGTGTTGACTACCAAATGGAAGTTGGCACACCTGTAAAAGCAACTATGTCTGGGGTTGTTTCACAAGTAGATTTAAACTCAGACTACGGCACATCTATTTTGGTCGATACTCCGTCTGGCGTACAAACCTTATTTGCACACTTAAGTAGCAAAGCAGTAAAGGTTGGAGACCGAGTTATATCTGGTCAAGTAATTGGTAAATCTGGTAAATCTGGAAATGCCAATGGTCCACATCTGCACTACGAAGTACGCAATGGTAAAAATAATGCTGTAGACCCAGCCTCTGTAGGCTCATCGTCTTACTTATCAACAGGAAATGCAACTCCTCTTCCTACTGGATGGGGTGCGCTAACAACTGGCTCCTCATCAACACTTAGTAGTTCAACACCAGCCGCATCTGCAGCTCTTACAGCAACAGCAGATAAGGATTTAGTATCTATCCTTAAACAAGCTGGATTTACTGGTTCTAAATTAACAAATGCTTACAACATTGCAAGAGCGGAGTCTGGTGGTCGTGCAGGTGCTTTAAACCCAAATGCATCTACGGGTGACTATTCAATGGGTCTATTCCAAATTAATATGATTGGTGATTTAGGGACTAGACGAAATGCAAAATATTTAAAAGAGTACGGCTCAATAGGCTATAAGGGTCCAGAAAGTTTGTATGACCCATTAATAAATGCAAAAATTGCATACGACATATCTAAAAGCGGAACTAAATGGAGTGATGCTTGGGTAAACTCTTCAAAGAAACTTAATATTGGTGGTGGAAGTTCTGGTTACGGAGGAGCTGGTCTTTCTACAGCAACAGCAGCCCCTGTAGTAAACAATACTTTTAATATTCCCATAACTCTACAAAACAGCAGTGATGCTGAATTGCTTCGTGTAGCTAATAGAGTAAAAGCGTTAATAAAAAACTCTGCTGAAATATCAATGATAGGGAAAGCATAATGAGCGCACAATCAGAAGTAGCAAAAATAGAAAAGCAAAGAGCAAAAGATAAAAATGCTCGTATATTGACGCGATTAGAGAAAGACGCAAAAAGTAAAATTGCTGATTTAAACAACCAGTTAGACTCTCTAATTGCATTGCAAGAACAACTTAAAGCAGATTCAAAAGCTCAAGAAAAAACATTAGCCGCTTTAACTTCAGCATATAATAGTCAATACAGGATTTTTGCTCCTGGTGGTATTAGTCTTTCTGAACAAGCTATATTAGACGAGTTATACGCACCCATAAAACTAGTTAACAACACCATAAATGCTAACACTGCAAAAATAGAAGACTTAAACGCTAAAATTAAAAAAATTAAAGCGCAACTTAACCAACCAATCCCAGGTACTTCTGCAAATAAAAAAAACACATTACCGTCTGTTGCAACCGCAAACTCTAGTGGTGGAAAGGTAGACCTAACAGGTGGTTGGAAATACAACGCACCAATGGTAAAACACGCTTATTTTGGAACCAACATTCAAAATGATGTATTAGATGGAAATCTAGTTGATGCTGGAGTATATGACGATGCTGCAAAAGCTTGGAATGGAGTAACTGGCGGTAGAGGTACTATTCAAATGGATAGAAAATACATAACCTCAATTACAGAATCACAATCTAGTGAACAAGGTGATTTTGACCCTCAATTATACGGATTTAAATTTCTGTACAATCCACAGACCGTAAGTATGGCTTGGGGACAGTTAACTGCTATGGACCCGACCTTTGAAGCAGCTGGACAAGATGCTTTTTCTGTTATTTCTGCTCAACTTATGAGCGCAACAATACGTTTTGATTTACTTCTAAACAGAACAGCAGATACAAAGTACTTAAATGAAGATGGTTCTATAAAGGGAAATGTCTTTACACCTGGCGATGGATTTTACCCTGTGGAAACTTACCAAAATTACCCTTATCCAAACCCCGTGTCAGAAGAAGATAGAAAAGAAATTTACCGAAAAGGAACTATGTATGATTTGGAATATTTGTTTAAAACTATCAATGGTCCAAATGCTCAATTTACTTCTGGATTAAACGGACCTACAGCAGACCATGGTTGGATTAGACCAACAATGGTTGAGTTGCACTTAGGACAAGCAATGCGCTACAGAGTTAGGGTAGTAGACCTTTCTGTAAACCACGTTATGTTTAATAACAGAATGGTTCCTATTTTGTCTAATGTCTCTATTACAGTTGCTAGATTTAATGATGGAAAAACACTTCCTGAAGGAAATTTTTCAGGTTCTTCGGTTTCTGTACAAGGTGGAACAAAAAACTCACCTCACCAAACAGGTATGCAAAAAGGACTTCTTTAATATGGAGGAAATTAAATGATTTTTTTAGATAGCAGATACAATGACGCAATTCTTAGCAAAGTTTCTGACTCAAGAACAGACACTTATCAATTAACTGCGTTTAGACAATTTCCATCTTATAAAGTAAAGTTTTTTCATTATGATTGGGTTGAAACAGACCGTTGGGATTTAATTTCTCTTCGTTATTTAGGCAACCCTAGTTTTTGGTGGCAAATTTTAGACATTAATCCTGAAATTCTTGACCCTTTAGAAATAAAGCCTGGAACTCAAATTAGGATACCAAGTGAGTAAAGCATTTCAATACCGTACTGGGTCGTCGTTTAGGGTTGAATATCCTGATTTTCCTAGTTTTATGTCTAAACCCCACCACATACGGATACACCAAGAAATAGGAGCACAGGATGTAGTAGAGATGTATTACACCCAATTTAATGCACGATTTTTAAAGTCTTTTAAAACAGGTGTACCTGTACACATCGTTTGGCAAAACGACAAGGTTTCTCATGAGTTTTTTGGGTACGTATTAGACGCAACACCAACCCATCAACAATCTTTAGACCGACATGTGCTTGTACGCTGTGTGTCTGCTTCTTTTAGCTTAAAAGAAGGCGGAGAAAAAATTTGGAAAAATAAAACTCTTTCTGAAATTGTTACTGATTTTGCAAAAAAGTTTAAACTAAAACCAGTAATAACCCCAAATGTTCTCAGGTTTACTCAACAATCGCTTGCTGGTCATACCCACTGGGAAAAACTACAAGAAATGGCATCAAGAGTAGGGTGGGCGGCTCACGTTCACGGAACAGAATTACACTTTCATCCAATAGATGAAATGATAAATAAATCTATGACTGTAATTCCCATACTATCTTTTAATGACCCATTCACTAATCCTTGGGGAGCAGTGATGTCTCAAACACTAGATGTATTTAGCCCAACTGTTGGAGATTACATGGATAGAGAATCAAACAACAGAAAACATAAGACAATTTCAGGTGTAGACCCAGTAACTGGAAAGCTATACTCAACAACAAACTCTGCAGATAAAGTTGGTAAAGGCTTAAGAAAAACTGTAAAAGCGCCTTTATTGTCAGAGATTTTGCCCCAAGCTATAACTGAAAGTTTAAATATGGCTAAAGAAATAGCAAAAGGTGCAGCTCACCTATCTAGGTTTTCAATACACGCTGAAGGAACTGCCCAAGGCGACCCTAGAATTGCTCCTTGGAAAACCGTAGAAATAAGCGGTACTGGTGACACTACTGATGGGTTTTGGGTAGTAAAACAAGCCACTCATCACATTTTTGTTGATGGGCGTTATGAGGTCGATTTTAAAGCAATGATTGACGGAACTGACGCTAATAAACCCAACAATGTTCGTCCTTCAGAAGCAGGTATGGCTCCTATTAGAAATATACAACAAGAACTAACAACAGGAACCACATCTAAACCAACTTCTACTACACTTAGCTCTACAACTCTTATGGTTTCTGAAACAAACACTGGTTACATAGTTAACCCAAGAAAGTGGGTAGGTAGATAATGGCTGAGTTAGCTTTAGCAATGCCTTTTTCAATTGACCCTTATGGAAAACTAACGGTCACCACTGACCAATCTAAAATTTGGGCAGACAGAGTTCGTTCTGTTATAGGTACAGCTCTTAAAGAACGCGTTATGCGCCCTACTTTCGGAACTAGAATTCCGTTTACTGTGTTTAACACACAGGAAGACGCGGATAGCGAAATAAACCGTGAAGTTGTTCAAGCTTTTAATGAACAATTAGCTCTTTTAAAACTCCAAAATGTAACAACATCATTTGATACATTTACAGGCGTTATAAACATCACAATTAATTACTCCTTGCCTAATGACATCCAAATCAGCACAAACATTGGCATTGCTACTATTCAAGGAAATAACCCTATTTATGAGGAGACAGTATGAGCGTAACACCTGTATCTAATATTCCAGTTTCTATTGATTACACCAGTAAAGACTTTTATTCCCTCAGAACAGAGCTAATAACCAGAATTCAAGACCGTATACCAGACTGGACTGCTTCTGACCCTTCAGATTTTGGTGTTGCTTTAGTAGAAGCATTTGCATATTTGGGCGACATTATGTCTTACTACATAGACAGAAACGCAAACGAATCTTTTATTTCAACTGCTTCACAACGTAGCAGCGTCCTAAATATTGCTCAAACATACGGGTATATTCCTGCGGGGTACCGTGCAGCTTTTACAACATTGACTCTTACCAATACATCATCAAGTGAAATAACTCTTCCTGCAGGTACAGTAGTTTCAGGAGACGTAATTATAGGAGACACTGTAAATACAATCTACTTCTCAACAGACGTTGATGCAGTTATACTGGAGCAAATTGGTGAAACTGCAGGAACTCAAACAGTAACTGCAACTGAAGGTCGTTCTGTAACGTTAATTGCATCAAACACAAATGAGTATGGTGAATTAATTGGAACGTCTACAGGAACTCCAAATATGGGTTTTGAATTAGGAGAAACTCCTGTAGTAGACGGTTCTGTAGAAATCTACATACAAGAAGGCGATGTTTACTCAAAATGGTCACAAGTACAACACTTAATTGATGCTGGTCCTACTGACTTAGTCTTTAAACTAGACACAGACGAAAACAATGTTGTTTATGTTTATTTTGGTGATGGTGTTTCTGGAGTTATACCTACTCTTCACTCTGAAGTCAGAGCAATGTACAGAGTTGGTGGAGGTGTTCTTGGAAATGTTTCTACTGATATCTTAACTAACATTGATTATGTTCCAGGACTTTCCGAAGGAGAAGTTGTTGCACTTCAAGGAGCACTAACTGTTACAAACAATGTTATCGGTCTTGGAGGTTCAGACCCAGAAACTTTAGCTCAAATTAGAATGTCTGCTCCTTTGTCTTTAAGAGCGGGAAATAGAGCCGTTACTCTACAAGACTACGCAGACTTGTCTTTGGGCGTAACAGGTGTTGGTAAAGCAAATGCCACTGCAGCAGTGTGGTCTTCAGTAACTGTTTACTTAGCTCCAAGTCGTGGTTCGGCAAATGTTGAACTTTCTCCAGGATTAGATGAAGCTGGAGACCCAACTATTGAGTTTTCTAAAATAGAAACAGATGTCTTAGATTATTTATCAGACAAAACTTTACTTGGAACATCTGTTACGATACAACCGCCCACATATGTAGATGTCGTTATTGCAATTCAATACACAAAGTTTAACCAATACACCACTGCAGAAGTAGAGAACTCTTTAAAAAGTAACCTTTTAACTAATTTTGGTTATAACAACGTGTTTTTTCAAGACACCATCTATCCTCAAGATATTGAGTTTGTTTTAAACCAAGCTGCTGGAATAAAAGTTGCAAAAGTTACCACCCTCCATAGAGAAGGTGGTTCAGGATTACTAACGTTAACTGGTACTGCTGGAGAAATTTTCCGTTTCCAAGAGACCAATATAAGTATTGGCTCTATGTAATGCATGGTGGTAGTATAAAAAGGTTACACGGAATTTACCGAGGAGTTGTTAAAAACAATAAAGACCCAAAAAATTTAAGAAGATTAAGGGTCCAAGTACAAACAACAGGTAAAGAAATTACCAATTGGATTTGGCCCTTAAACGCTACCGCAAAACCGCCCGCAATTGGTCAAGGTGTATACATAGCCTACTTAGGTGGAGACCCTGAATACCCAATTTGGATGGGAACATTTGGAACTGGAAGTACCACTACAGGAACTGGAGAAGGTGGAGGAACTAACCCTCCAGCTGGACTGTTTTCTTATGGGGCTTTTCATGATGAAACAACCCAAAGCGCAGCAGCCAATACCGCAACTGCAATAAACTTTAACAAAACAGATTTTTCAAGTGGAGTCTCTATTGTAAACCAAACTAAGTTAAAAGTTGCTTACGACGGTGTTTATAATATTCAATTTTCTCTCCAATTTCACGGGGGTTCTGGAGGAGGTGCTGGAATAACAGCACAAGTATGGTTAGACAAAAACGGTGTTTCAGTACCTCAATCAAACACTAAAGTGTCTGTAAACAACAACAGCCCGTACGTGGTTGCTGCTTGGAATTTTTTTGTGTATTTAAAAGCTAACCAATACGCAAGATTAATGTGGGCTACTGATAATACTCAAATAAAAATAGAATCTTCATCATCTAGTCCAGGACCAAGTGTCCCAGGGGCAATAGTGACGGTTTCACAAATCGCGTAGTAGTTAAGGCAGTAAATTGGGGGCAAACCAACGAAAATAGACCAATAGGTTTAGAAGGGAAGACAAGTGACAGCATCTTATCCAGTAACGGTTAAATCTTTTTCTACAAAAGTAGATTTTACCGATACCATCCTTGCCGAACACGTAAACAGTCTTCAAGATGAAGTTAACGTAATTGAAGCCAACCTTGGAACTTACATACGGACTGGCTCTGGTTGGGTTGGCTCGTTTGACCAAATAACATCTTCATGGAACACATTAAAAGACCGAATTGCAAACATTGAATACGGTTTGTACACCGCATATAATGAGCACACAAGCATAAACGGTGGTAGCACAATACAGTCTGCTGCTACAGGTACTACTAGCCTCATTATAAAAGCAAAAGCAAGCCAAACTGCTGACTTGCTTGATTTCCAGCTTTCAGATGGAACAGTTGTTTCTAAAATAGACGCATCTGGAAATATGTATACAAGTGGACAACAAGTTGTACCTGTTGTTTACTCGTCTTCACAACCCTCTTCTGTTCCTACTGGAACTATTTGGATTGATTCAACATCTAACGTAGCTATACTAACAGCTCAATCTGGTGTTCCTTCTGGGGGTACTACAGGACAGTCTTTAGTAAAGTCATCAAATAGCGATTACGCTGTAACTTGGTCTTCTGACATTGTTGGAAATGCTGCTACAGCTACAAAACTTGCATCAGCCGTAACTATAAACGGAACTTCTTTTGATGGTTCAGGAAGCATTACGGTAGCTGCCGCCGCTGGAACCTTAACTGGAAGTACATTAGCTTCTGGGGTTACTTCATCTAGTTTAACCTCTGTAGGAACTTTGTCTTCTTTAAGTGTTACCAATGCAGTAACTGCAGGTTCTTTTTCTGGAGATGCAACTAACCTTACAAACATTAAAAGTTCTTCTGACGGAATCCTTATACTGATGGGAGCGTTATGACATACAAATCAGCGCAAATTTGGACAGGGTCTGAATGGGTTAGTTTGGCTGTTTCAACAACAGAGGCAAGCCAAAGAACTATTGCAAACGTAACGGGAAC